CAGAGCACCATCAGGGGCAGTCTGGCTACCACGGGTTAGGAAGCAGAGGCTTTTATACACGGTACAAGCTTACCGAGTGGGATCTGATGGCGATGACCATAGAGCTACATCAGAAATCTAAAGATTAGCCATCGCCCGCAACCGCTTGACATCCATATCCTTCAGCACCTTCCACTCAAGCTCGCGCATCTTTCTTATCTCTTCTGCTTTTCTTTCTGCCGAGAACTGTGACTCCGGCGCGTTGTTGACATAGACGATGTACTTGCGAATCTCACCAAGCTCCCGACCTATCTTGTTGATGTCCTTGGCCATGCCAGCTCGCATCACAAAGTCTTTGTCCTTCAATGCTTCTTGTATGTCTTTTGGATTTCTGTTCTCGATATCCTTCAGCGTCATTGCAGCTTTGTTGCACTCTTCCTGCAAGACATAGAAGTCAGTCTTCAAGCTGTTCTCGCTTGGCTTGGATATGAACGAGCTGGTTCCTGGGACGCTGTTCAACATCTCACGGAACGACATTTCTGGGCGCTCTACCTCTGGATCGCTGTGCAGAACTTTATTGGTCAGCATCAACACCAAGCCGCCAAACGAACCCAAATAGCCTCGCATTAAGTGATCAAACCCAATAGGAGAAATCAGGTTGGACTTGCCAGCCAACTTGCCCAGTTCAGATGTGGACTCGTTGAACTGGCGGTACTTCTCCATCTTTGACTGGTAGTACGGAACCAAGTCTCGAGCCATGAAGAAGTCCTTGTTCAGCGCAACCTCTACTGTTGGCTTGAATATCTGCGGCAACAATGTCGGACTGAAGATGGACGACGTTAGCCACGAACTCATGGAGTCGCGCATCTTCCTAGCATCTTCGAACCCTTTGTCTGTTATCAACAAGTACAGATGTTCTGAAAGAACCTTTGGCAACAAGAAGGCATCCTTACGCAGCGGAATGGACAGGCCGCCAGATCCGGGAATCATTAGCAGTCTATCTCTGACCTGCGTCGGCTTCTTCAGGTAATCCTCATCATCGCCGTTAGCCATTGAGTACAGGACAGACAGCGTCATGACTGCTGCATTCATGTAGATCAGTGTCTTCAGACCTTCCTTGCGATCCTGCGGGGATATGCCGACGCCAGTCACGGTTTTGACCGTCACGTCCATAGCGGCAAGATAGGCGTTGAAGAACGGTACTGTCTGCCCAGCCATACGCAGCAACGGGTTAGTACCCATGTTGCGGAAGTGAATGACGTTAAACGCCTTCTCGATGGCTTCAGCTTCTGACAATCCCGCCTGCATAGATGCTTCGTACACCGCCTGACGAACGGCGTTGTCACCAGCCATAGCAAAGTGTTTCAAGCCACGCTTGGCGTTAGTCAGTATCTGCTTGGTAACACCAGCCTGCTTTAACAGCCCGGCCTCAATCTCTGCATCCTTTAGGGCGGCAGATGCCATGAATTCCTTTACGCCCACTACGCCGACCTTCTTCAGGCGCTCGTGCGTTTTGCTCATGCCAACCAACGTTTTGCCAAACTCCTTGGCGGCAAGGAACGGTATGCGCAGTGCGTACTGTGGCTTTAGTCCAGAGGTGAACATGGCTGAGTAGGCATCCGCTGGCACCTGTGCAACGGTAAACAGCGGGAACATAACAACGGTATCTCGCAACGTGTTGCTGAACTTGGCGGCTGTTTTAAAGACCGGCAACGCTACGCTCTCCAGCCCACGGAAAGCTGGAATAAACATCGGGTCGGATACGTTGTAGTACTCCAGCTTGCCTTCGCGCCATGCTTTGACAAGGTTCTTTGCCTTCTCTGGGCTGGAAACCTTTTCAGCCATGCCAAAGTCAACCAGCGCATCCACCAACGCAATAGTCGAACGGTTGCGCACGCCACGGTTAATAGCGTACTGCGTCCACATTGCCATGTTGTCAAAGATGTTTGCTACCGGAAGCTCCGATCCTCTCAGGCGCTTCTCCTTTGCCTGAACTTGCAGTCCACGCAGGAAGCCTTTGGGATTGGTGTCAGCCTCGTCATCCATCTCACGGCGGAACGGCACGTAGTCGGTGACGGACAAGAGGTCGCTTGCCTCTTCTTCTGTCCAGAGACCGGTATCCACCATGACTCTGGCTGCGTTCTCGCGCATCTTGTTCCATGTGGCATCAATGTCAGCCAGCTCTGGAAATTGGTTGAACAAATCAAGACCAAAATCAATCTGATCCTGACTCATGTGAATCCACTTAAGTTTCCTTCTTAAGCGATTTGCTTCTCTAACATTCTTCTGGGCATAGTTGTCCCGCATCTCCTCGCGGATCTGCTCGTTCAACTCTTGCAGTCCTTGCAGTCGGCGAGCCTCAAATGCTCGATGCGCGATAAGCTTGGCTTGATCAAACGTCAGGCCGTAAGCATTTGCCATTTCATCCGTTTGTCTGGCAAGCGTAGACAGCTTGGCATCATCGTCGTTGACAGCCTCCCACTTCAGCAAATCCTCATTCCACTTGGAGTCGCCATACAGCACGTGGTTGGTTGCAACCGCATCCGCATGATTGGTCTGGGATAGGCTGACGTTCAGCAAGTATCCAATGACTTCTTCATTGCCAAGACCTGCCTGCCTGATAGCACGTTGAATGTTGTTGTTGAGCGCTCGGTCAGAGGCAAACACTTGGGTGCCAATATTGTCTATCCAACGGGTGTATGTCTGCTTTGCCGCCTGAATAGAGGCAGATGGATTGTTAATGGCATCGTTTACATAAGACGACGCCGTAGCAAACATGCCCGGTGCCTGCGGTCTTTCACCCAAGCCTAGTCGCTGCATTTCATCTAGAGCATCTTTGGCCTGCTGCGTTGGCTGGCGCTGGTTCGGCCCAACCATGAAGTAGCTCTCAGATTCTGCCAGCATAGCTTCAGACTTAAATGTGCCGTCTGCTTTTGCAAGGCTATCCAGCGCACGAATAAGCGGCGCGTCTGATGGCAAGCCAACCAATGACTTCAGCTTCTGCGACAGTTCGCGTAGCCACTGCTTCAGCTTGTTAATGGTTCCCTGGCTGAAGTCGTAGCGGTTCTGAACTATGCGGGAAGCGTTGACAGCCCAGAATTCAGATGGGTTAACGTACTGATAAAACTCGTACTCTATCCTTCCATCTTTGATCATCTTCAACGCAGCACGCATTTGCTGGTTGCTCGACAGGTCTTCGATGAAGTGATAGTTGTAAAGCAAATCAAAGAAGTTCTTCAGGTCTTGGTCTGTTCCCTTTTCCGCCTTTTTCATGGCGCTCATGAAACTCTTTGTCCAAGCCTTGGTAATCTCCTTCTGAACTTCAACCGGCATCATCCGTTCCATGTGGTGCATGAACTCATGGATGATGGTCTCCCCTCGAATATCTGGTCGTTTTAGTAACGTGGATATTCTGGTAAAGGGATCGTATGAGCCAGACACGCCGCGCTCAGACTTGGTGGGCTGCCGTATTGATATGCCAAGGTCATCAAACAATCTGTAGTTTTGTCTTATGAACCATTCAGCTAATTCAAGATCTTCTATGGACAAAATACCTTGCTTTGCCGCCTCGGCTAAACGTTGTTTTATTTCTAGAGCGCCTCTAGATTTTTGAGATATTTTTTCTTTGTTGACGTCTTCTTCAACTGCTCGTGTAATAGCTGCGGTGTGCTGTTCTTCGGACATCAGCCCATCGCGCAGCATCTTGTTTATCTTCTTGATCTTGGCCTTGAAAGACGGGCTACGCTTAGACCGCTCGCCAACAGTAGAAGAATTAGACAGATCAACGTTTTCATATTGGACTGTCTGTCCAAAACTTTTTTCGCGAATCTTTTTCATTTCCGCAAGGACGTCACCCTGAACTTGGGCATCCAAAGGATCAATGTTTGGATCGCTTAACATCTCTTCGATGCTTTTTACTGTTGCATTAAATGAGTCTACTACCGCTAACGCATCAACCAACGCAAGCTGCCTAATTGCGTTTTTATATACCTCCGACTCCTTTGGTTGGGAGTACGCAGCAAGGTCTGGGTAATCTTTTAGTACGGCTGCTGAAACAGGCTGATTGTTGCGCAGGGCGTTGATAACAGCAGACTTGTGCTTGATATCCTGCACACGTCTGTTAAATTGATTTGCAATAGACGGTGCATAATTTGAAATGGCGCTAACCAATCCGGCCTTGTTGCCAGACTTTGCAACGCCAATCTGTTTTGCCAACTCCTGCAACTGGCGCACAGTCATGGCGTTCAGTTGTTCTTCTGTCAGGTCTTGAACGGCTAGCAAGTTCTCTTGTATCTTGAGTAACTTCTCTGCGTTGCGCTTTACGTCTTTGACTTTAACGTTGTATATCAAGGCCAAGTTGTTTACCAACTTTTCGCCATAGGTGTCGATCAATTCCTTGACCGACATCAGCTCCCCGCTCTCATTTGTAAACGAGAAGTTTTCAGGAAGAATTTGTCTTGGAATTTGACCAAGAGATTCTTGATCTTGCTGGTATTCATTTTTGGTCATCTCGATAGGAGACCTTGCAACACCAGCACTTGGCGCAGCGGACGCTTCAGCAGTAACAACCTCTTCTGCCTTGGGGTATGCAGCACCCAAAGAATCCATCAAGCTGAATATCTCTGCGTCAAACTCCGGGCTTCTGTACGATTCGTCAATGTTGAACACTGGCTCAAACAGAGTGCCATCTGGCGCTTCATATTTGGAGAAGAACACAGAACCAACGACTTCGCCCACCTCGTTATGCACGAACAGTTCGCCGTTGTCGTTCGGGTCTTCCATGGCAACAATGCTCAACTCACCGACCGGCGACTGAATGACAGCGCCCTTGCCAGCGGCATAGGCCGTTGCCACATCTTCTTCAACATCGGCAAAGTCGCCTTCCAAAGAAGACACTTGCGTTGCTTCCAGCCTGGGTTCTGCCAGCGTCTGATTGATCGCTTGCGGCGTGACGGTGGCTATATCGCCAGTCATCGCCGGCGAGTTTAGGAACTCCGTGACACGAGTACGAATACCTTCGCTTAGTTTGGGATTCTGACTGTATGCCTCCAGAGTAGCCCGCACCTCTTCGCGCTGCTCTGGGTTGTTCAGATCCTTGCCGATCAACTCGGTACGAATCTTTCTGTTTGTCTTGCCTATACCCATCGAAACGAGGTTTTCCTCGGAGAACGTGGTAGGCGCTGCTTCAGGCTCTACAACAGCCGGTGATACTGCTTGACCCTCTGGCGGCTCTGGAGGAGCTACAGGCGGGGCTGCTGCGGAGCGATCCATAACATCTGCTATGGCGGCAATATCTGTAGGCTGTGCGCCCGCCATACGGCGTGCTGCCTCTTCCCGTATGCCCTCCGGGGTAAATGATCTTCCTGCTACGTCCTCTTCAATAGCCCGCGCTATTTCTCGATTCTTGGCAAACTCGGTTCCACGGTAAACCGCGCCCGCTGCTTTTGCGCCGCCAGTGGTAACACCCGTTAGCAACAGAACATCTGGCAACACTTCCTGCGCAGACTTCTTCAGGTCGTCGATATCCGTGAATGAACGCTTGGGTTGATTCGACATACCAGCATCAACCTCAACGTTGTGCTGGCCGGTTTGCGTAATTGTTTCTGTGCTTAGTTCATTGACAAACTGGCCGCCAACTTTTGCCATGTCGGACAGCAGCCCTTTAATTCCAGGTGCCGCCTCCTTGAACAAAGAAGCCCCAAGCTTTGCGCCCACCACGTTGCCCAAGGCTTCTGGCAACGCTTCCCACAAACCATGCTCACGAACCATGGACTCGTAGTTCTTGGCAACCTTGATGAACTGGTCGTCTGTTAATGGCTTGCCAGTGGTTTTTTCTGATGCGGCGTCTAGCGTATCCCGCAGATCGCGCAGGAAAGCGTTGGTGTCCATCCGGTATGCAGCAAGGCCGGAAGCCGCACCGCCGGCAACGTATCCACCCACAGGCGTTGTGCCGATAGCAGCGGGGACGCCAGCGGCAAGACCAGCCCCCATGCTGACCAAACTAAACGACAAGTTCTGGGGCAGGTTGCGTAACTTTTCTCTTGTGATGCCTAGTAGGTATTCTTCCTCTGCACCTTCAAATCCACGCTCTGCTTTTGCTACCTTGCGAGCTTCCTGAATTGCGGTGTCTTTCCAGTCTTTCTCGCCAAAGATAACCGCCGGATCGTTGCCCTCTAGGGCGGCAGCAACCGCTGCTTTGGCCTGAACTGGCGTGTTCTTGGTGGCAACAAATACATCCTCGCCAACCTTCTTGGCTAGGCTGTGTCGAGCAGTTGCCTCTTCTGTTAGGAAATCGTACCAGCGCCCTTCTTCTTTTTTCTTCTCTTGCGGCGTTGGAGTTTGCTTCTCTGCCTTGTCTATAAACGGATTGGCCTGCGTGTCTTTTGCAACAGGCTCCTCAACTGGCACTCCGCCAAATGACTTGGCTGCTTCGAGATAGTTGACAGACTTCGTGTCTTGGATTGGTGTACCACCAAACTCTTTGGCAGCAGACAAGTAATCGATACCAGATGGTTCCGTTGGTATTGGCGACCCACCAAATTTTTTTGCCTCTGCCAAATAGTCCATGGTTATTTTAGTCCAACTTGTTGCCTATATGCGTCAGCTTCTGCTTGAGTGTTAAATCTAATTGCGCCTTGTGGTGTTTGAACTACGACTCCATCGCCAGTCGGTGCAACACCGGGTCTACCATAATATTGATCGAACAATTTCATTTTTGCTTTGATGTAATCATCTCCGCTCTTAATGGTTGGGTTGTCTTGCATGAACTTTCCTTGCATGACACCCATATCATTCCACTCTCTTTCAAGAGCTAGCGCATATTTGGCACGAGCCTCTGCCTTGCCGCTAGTAGTTTTCATCCGTTCATAAGTTTCAGCCAACGTTGGCGGATTTTCTGGGTTCTTGGCGACTTCTTCTGCGTGTATTGTGGCGAGCAATTTTTGCTCTGCACCCGGAGCATTGGCAGCAATTGTTGCGGCACCAAGTTGTCCCGATCTACCAATCTCCGCAGTTCTGATTTGCGTATCTTGCTGCGTTTTGGTTTTGAACAAATCAACTTTGTTCTTAACGCCATCATTAAGCGCTTTAACATAGTTTTCTTCGTTAGTTTGCAATTGCTTTTTGGCCTCTTCGACTCGAGAAAGATCTTTGTCTGCGTTGGATTTTTGATAAGCAGCCTCGGCAATCTTAAGATCGCGCAGGCTCTTTTTCATTTCTTTCTCTGATGCTTTGATTTCTTTTAGCGACGATCCGTAGCTAGAAAGGGCTTGCTGTGCTGCTGCCGAAGCCGTCTGGAATTCTTGCCCTTGTCGAGCGCCCATCAGACCAAATCCAAACTGAAGAAGCGCCATGCCTTGAGCTTGATCTTTCTGCTTGGCAAAATCTTCTTTGTCTGCAATAACGTCTTTGCGCAAATCTTCGTACAAGTTTGGGCTTAATCCTGCCAGTCGCTCCGATTCTTTTCTCATCTCGGCAGCTTTGGTAAGGTCAATTTGTTCTGGCGCTTTTGCCCTGTATACAGGGACTTCGCCCTTTTCGATATCAGTATTTTTGGGCAGATACGTTGGTTGTGGCTGACCGCCTTCTGCAAATGCCACGATCCCGCCACCAGCCATTTCTGTAATCCCGCTTGGCAACGCTGCCACGCCTTCGCTAGGAGCAGGAGCGCCCGGCGCTGCCATAATTCCTTCTGGCATCTCTGGTTGTGCAGAGGTTGGTTGCTGACCTAGAACGTCTTGTGCAACTGTTGTCTGAGGCGGCTGCATAGCAGACTTGGCAATCCGATCAATCATCATGCCAGCCATCAGCGCCTTCTGCGGCTCCAACATGCCCATCTGCACCATGCGCGCCAAGTCAGGCTTGCTGTACTTGGTAGCAAGTTCACGGATCTCGTCTATCCGCATTCCAAAATCATCTCGCTTCATCATCAACCTCTCGACAGATGATCAACTGCTAGATCGGCTAGACCGCCACCAGCAAAAAACTTGCTTGCGCCATATAAGATTGGCGCAGCAGATGCCAACTGCGCCGACACAGACGGGGGTGCTTGATATATTTTTTCCGTCGTCTGCTGCGGCATACCCTTTAGCATCTCTGTCATAAATGCAATCTGCTGGTACGGGTACTGTTTCTGTGCCAAGAAGTCTTCGTAGTCGCGTGTAAGCATCTGCTGCTGCAACGCTTGCCGCTGCTGCCCCACACCCTGCAACGCGTTGATGAGACTTTGCTGCTGCTTCATTTGTTCTGCACCAAGACCACCCAACTGCTGCGCCGCCTGCAACTGCGTCTGCAATCCTTGCATGGTCAGGCCAGCGCCATACTGACGTGACTGCTCCATTGCTTGTTGTGCCTGTAACGCTCTGCCAGCCTCGGTGCCATACAAGTTCTGCGCTTGCTCGAACGCAGCTTGCTGACCGCGTTGCTGAATGTCTGCCTTCTGCTGCGCTAGATTCCTAGCCGCCTCGGCCTCCATAATCGCCTGACGACTACCGCCGTACGCGCCGCGACTTACTGCCTGTGCCTTCAACTGTTGGTTGGCAATGTCTGCCTGTCTCTGCGCTTCACGTTGCTGAATGTCAATGACGTTCTGCGAGTAGGGCGACATATACAAACTAGCCAGTCCAGGCGTGGTAAAACTGGCTGTGCCGAACTGCTGCGGTCCGTACTGCACATCACCCGCCTTTAAGCCAGCCGCTGTTGCAAACTGTGACGCTGGGCCAAGTTGTTGCGCAGGGCCAAGGTTGGCTACCGCCTGCTGTGCTGTCAGTTGGAATGGATCAAAGCCAGCAATCCGCTCACCCATGTACCGGGTGTATGGCCGTGATGCTTCTGCCAGAGCGCGACCGGCAGTCTCTGTAAGCATCGGCTTGAACTCTTCTGGGTAACTTAATTGCGTTACCGTTTGAGATGTCGGCTGCTGCTGACTTGGCCCACTGTCATACAAACGAATCTTGCCGCCCTCCGCTTTGAAAGCGCCAAGATCGCCGGGGATAAACCCAGCTTCCATCATTGCAAAAGATATACGGCTCATAGTAGCCTCTACTCAAAAAATCTTTGGTACGTCACGCTTTGTGCTGTGTAGCCATACTTCTCAGCGTGCTTCTTCCAACCCGGTCTGCCAACAAACTCGATGCCCTTGCACCCAGCATCTACTGCGTAAGTCTTTGCGTACTCTTGCATCAGCGGTTCTATCTGCGCCATCTTGTTTGGCAACATTGCCGCATACTGAATGACCAACATTTTAAACTGCGGATACTGCTTTACCTGCGTGATGAACTGACCGTGCGCCTCTTTGGTCTCATCATCAAACACCACCCACAACTGCATCTCGCCTGTAAACAGGAAGCGCAGAATATCGTCCACGCTTGACCGACCTCTACTGCGCTTCGCCGACTCCACCAGATACGGCATGATGGCTGGAATCGTTCCGGCTACCGCGCCGTAAGGTATTAACGCTATGTCTAACTTCATGCAGGCAGCAACTTCTCTGCCCTGCTATTTACTGCTACCTGATTTTTTCCTATCGACTTGCGTCGCGCTCGCTGCACTCTGTCCATCATGGCGTACAGCTTACGTGCGCCAGCATCAGTGGAACCGTTGCCAAGTTCGGACACAATCCGCGCTGGGATTACAAACTCACCATCAGCAAGACGAGCAGGCTGCCTGCCGCCAATAGAAGCAGGGATAGAATCAGATACTCCATCGCCGGGTCCTTTCAATAAACGACCACCGTCAGAGTAATCACCCAAGTGATACCCACCACCTGCATAACCACCCATTGCCATCATCGTGACAGGTGCCGCATTCGCAGAAGCATCAACTGGAATTACCACTCCCGGCTGGGCTACTACATTAGATTGCGCTACCGCAGGTTGAATCTGCTTCTCACCGATATTTGCCAACTGCTGCTCGTAGTTCTGCTGTTGTGGCTGTTGCGGCGGGGGTGGTTGTGTTAATCCAGTTAAGCCGGGCATCAACTGATTCGGCGCTGGCGCTGCTGCCGGTGCGTCAAACCGCAGGCCACGCTGCAACGCAGGCGCAGTCTCTGCCGCTTGGGCTGCTAACGTCTGCAATCCAAGCTGCTCTTGGAACGTTGGGTTCAGCGGCATAGCACCTTGAATCGTTACAGGTCCACGAGTCTGTGGTGTCTGCATACCTGATGGTGTCGGCGTTAAGCCGCTAATAGCTCCAAGCCCAGTCTGTGTTTGCGGGGTAGGCGTGTACTCAAGCACAGTACCGGGGGCATACTTTTCATACGTCAGCGCTGGTATTAAGCCTTGCGTAAACTTTTGTTTGTAGTCTGGCGTTTGCTTCAATGCCTCCACCAACGACTGCTGTGTTTGCCCTGTAGAGTACTTGTTAATTTCTTCCAAGGTTGGTTGCCTGCCAAGAACATCCCTGAATGCCGTAGAAATTGCCTCCACAGGAAGCTTAGAACTAGCAACCATCGACCCCAAGCCTAGCTTGTTGACGTTTTCAAGGAACGCTTCTTGACCCTTGATATAGCTGCGCAACTGATTAAAGTTAGTTGGCTTGGCTTTTTTCATGGCCGCAAGCTCGCCAGCGGTTGGCTCCCTGCCAACGTAGTACTGCCAGTTCTCACGCAGGTCGTCGTCTGTGTAAGCCATCTTGGCAACGACATCGGGCAACTTAGTGGCAAACTTTGCAATAGCTGCGTCGCTTGTTCTCGTTCCTAAGAACGTATCAATTTCTGCTGCTGTCGGACGGCGGCCTGCAACATCTTCAAAGATAGCGCGGACGTCGTTCTCTTCCATCAAACGAACGGTTGGATCGTACGCAAACTTGGCAAGTGGTTTGTACTGTCCTGCTGTTTTAAGCTGTGCAGTCAGCGAAGCTATTTGTTCCTCAATCTTTTTTACATTAGGCTTTCCGCCTTTTTTAACAGCTTCTGCTAAAACATCATTTTTTTTATCTTGCAACGTTCTTATCTTGTTTTGTATTGACTCTGCCGTTTCATAAGATTGCGGACGTAGAGCTTGCACACCCGTAGCTTTGCGACCAGTTTCTTCCTGCCACGCTTGCTTCTCTGCCGATAACGCATCTTGATATGCGTTGTAATTTTCCATAGCAGAATCGTAAGCACTCTGCGCTTTTGCAGTGACCGCTTCATTCGCAGCTACCATCTTGTCACGGGCGGCAACGGTAGACTGATATGCCTTGGCTTGCGTTAAGCCTGCGTTGGCCGTCTTCAACTGCTTTGTTATGTTAGCAATCGGCTTTGCATTCGCCCTTTTGTTTTTGTTCAGCTCAGCAAGCTGTGACCTCAAGTCATTAACCTGACTTTGATAGTTTCCAAGATCGCTGTACTTTTTTAGCGATGCAATCTTCTTGTTCAGCGCTGCGGGGCTTTGCAACTTAGGCTTTGGTTCCGGTGGCTTGGCTACAGCCTTTAACTTGGAAACAAATCCACCTGTTGCCAAAGACGCGATGCCGCCGCCCGCAAGCTTCTGCTCACCGGTGTACGGATCTGTCCTCTGGTAATCCATAGGCTTGAATACGTTCTCCGATATCGGCTCGTTGCGCGGCACCATATATCCATACGGACGCATGTTTGCCATCGGGTAGTTCGTGTTTGCACCAGTAGATGCCTCTTGCGACATCTTCTCTACTGGCAACCCTGCCAGACCGCCTTCTGCCAAAAAGGTGTAATCACGCTCACCAGAAAGCCCCGGCCTATCGCCAGCGATGTATTCACCCGTGTACGTGCGGCTAGGACGAATTGGCTCGCCTGGCTGTTGCTGCGGCATTCTGCGATCATCTTGCGACAGCATGTAAGTCGCAACACCAGAAGCCGCCAGTGGCATTCCATATTCTTGCAAAAAGTTCTTGCGTGCCTCTTTGCCCTCTTCGCCGCTACCAAATAACTTGCCGCCAAACTGTTGGAACCGTTCGCCTAGCGTTGGTGCTTTTACTGCTTGTTCTACAGCAGTGACACCCTGCGTTGTTGGTACGTTTGCCGCAGTTGGTCTAACGATTGGGTTGGCTGGTGGGTTTACTGTGAGATTTGGAACAAACTGACCACCAACCATCGTGCCGCCTGCTGGAGCCTTGGCGATAATGCTTGCAGGCGTAGGCGGCGGCAACACACCAGCAGGGTTTGCGCTAATAGCAGCCAGCTTATCGGCATTTGATGCTGCTGTTGCTGCTGCACTAGGAGCAGCCGCTGCGGCTTGAGACGCGGCAGCTTGCGTTGCTGCACTTGGCCCCAACAAACCGGCACCCAGTCCTGCGCCACCATAAGCGCCCATACCCATCATCAAGCCCTTGCCTAGACTGCCGGTGGCAAGAGTGCCAATACCTGCGGTCAACAGGCCAGCCGACATGGCGCTAGAAAGGCCGCCAAATTTGACAGCCATACCAGCCGGACCCAAGAATGCGCCCGCCACCATAGGCAACAGAGCAGACAAAAAGCCCGCTTCCGGCAAGCCAGTCTGTGGATTGACCGTAAGGCTGCCACCATGAGCCATCGCCAACGTTTGCAAGCTTTGGACTTCACGCGGGGTCATATGAACAAGGACCTTGTCCTCGCCCCTACCGGCGCTTTGAAGATGTTGGGCTAGGGTATGAAGGCTCATAACGCACCTTTAAGAAATTTTGTCAATCGTATCACGCAGGCAACCTTGAAACAAAGGTTACTGTGCTGATTACAGAAGGAATTGATGGCCGAACATACGGGCTTGACTGCGCCACTTTATATCCCAAACTCACAGCAGAATCTGTAGATGTCCATACCAAATCAATAACAGTATTCGCCTCTACTGGTATTACGAAATTCCAAGCTGCCACCGCCGCACCATTTGTGCCGCCATGCTTGCTAGGTATTGTTACCTGTGTTGCTGAATCGTAAACATCTGTGCCGCCAACTCGTGCCCACACAAACACATCGTGCGCTTGTGAGTCGGTATTAAAAAACTGGGCGCTAAACTGGTAGTTATAAACGCCGGAATAATCAACCCTGACGCTACCGTTCGACAACTGTGTAGATAATGTTGCATTAGCATCGGTATTGTTCAGCGTTATGATAGTGACGGTATTGGCTGTAGTATTTTGAGACACGTTGGAAAAAAACGCGCCACAAGGAAGACTAACAAACCTGCCGCCGCTATTAGACAGAAACGTTGCCACCACCCCATTAAGCTGCTGGAAGTACAGACGTAGTACGTTGTTAAGCTGGTCTTGATACTGACGGTTGTAATCTACCGGCCCAATCGGTAGCGCCGGAACTGCCGGGACGATGATCTTATTAGTAATGGCAGTGTTAGCCATCTACCGCCTCCCATCAGCACGCACATCAATTCTTGGCGCACCTAGCTGCCATGCACAGCCGATCTGATTTGAGCTGACCTTGAATGCCATCTGCCGCCCGCGCAACCTTGTGTACACAATCTCTGTGAATTCCTGAACCGTGTAGTACCGGGCGCTGTTGTACGACTGTGTCGACGCAACGGTCGGCGTATCAGACGTGCCGTAGGGCGCACCAGGGTTCTGGCGGGGACGAACGGTGAAGGTGACTTCCGGCTTGCCGGGCGACGGCGTACTCGAGCCATCGAACGTAATGTCGGGAATCATCCGCCAGACAAAGCCAAAGTTGTGACCGTCACCGATGTCAAAGTCAGAAGATTGGATGTAGGAGTTGATCGGAACAACCTGACCACTCACCTCAATGTCATCGTTGCCATTCTCGTGGAACACAATTGTGTGGCTGTAGGTCGCACCCATAGGGTACTGACGCAGCGGGCTATCTAGCCATGCCGTGCGGCCAAGCGTGCCGTAGTACCAAACCTGATCCAGATAGTTGTACACGACGTACCGGTCAATAACCGTCGAGTTGGCCGAGCAGTAGTACCACCAGATTTCGCTGTAGCCCTCGTTCGTGCCAGCAAAGAACTGGTACGACTGCTCAAGGTTGATGTCGTTGAACACAAACTGGCGCAGCGCACACGGCAACGTTTCCACTCGACCGGTGTAGGCGTAGAACTTGTCTGTGCCCATCCAGTAGGTAATGTTATTGGCCGTCGCCACCGCGTTCGGACCGGCGATGGAAATATTGTCAGACAGGATGTTGAAGCCCCAGACGTATGGCGGTCCAAGATACTGCATCGAAAACACCGCAGCGTCGGTAAAGACCAAGATTTCCTGACGAGTCTGCTGCGCCGTGATGATGGTCGAGCCAGAGGACAATCGAAAACTACCAGATTGCTTGGTAATGTCACCAACAACACAAACTTGATAA